ATATAATATGGCTGATAATCATTTTAATAGTCTAGGTAATCCAGGTTATAATGCTGTACAAGGGCAGAACATGTTAGAAGCTGCTTATGAACAGTTTATTGGGGAGATGATTGAACTTAATATAGCTGAAGAAGGACCAGCTTTCGATCTAGCAACTGGACAAGGGGTTACTGGTCCTGATGGACAGCCAGTGAATATTTGGAGGGTTGCTATGCTTCCTGGTGGAAAATTTCAAAATGATCCTTTAACAATAGCTAATTTCGATAGTTTAAGAGAACATATGGATAGTTTTAAATCATTGGCACAAAAGTCTCAAGCTTATTACCAGCAGGAATTAATTCAAGAGAGTCAAACTGAACGAGAAAGAATTAAAGCGCAAGCAACTGGTGCACCAGATACATACTCACCTACTGAACTAAGTGCAATTGTGAAAGATGTAAATCGTAGAATTATGGGTGCTTATCCTCAGGCTCTAAACGTTGACGATGACGGAAAGGTTACTGATAAGGCAGGGTACGAACATGGAAATACACTCATTAGAGATTATGTAACTGGAGTTATAGATCAAGCTAAGGTTGACCCCAGATTAAAAGACACGCCTCAAACTGCAATAACAGATGCGGCTATGCAAAACGTTAGTGAATCAGTGCAAACTTATCAAGGTGAATATGATCCTAGTGGTATGTTTGGTATTGGACAAGATTATTATACTTATATACCTACGGAAAAGTCTGCTAGAGAGAATAATACAACCCAAGCTGAATATGTTGCTGCTTTACAGGCAGAGATAGAAAGATTGAAAGAAACTATGTCAGCACAGGAAGTAGCAGATCAATTTTTAAGACAAAATTTTAGTAACATGGTAACAACTAACCCAGTTCAATAAAATGCCATTTACTTTTCAAATCTCGGGAGAAGAAGAACCCCAGGTTTCTGAAAACCAAGGTGGGTTTACCTTTAATATACCTCAACCTGGAGAACCCTTACGCACAAGGGAACAGGCAACTATAGCTCAAGATGAGATGTTATGGCCTGAAGGTGGGCGTACACCATTAAATATTATAAAAAGTATGCCAGGTACCTTGGAAGGTGTGGTGAAATCTGGTTTTCATTTTGTTTTAGCTACTCCATATGCTACAGCCAGAGCTGCAACAGCATCTATTCTGGAAAGAGAACTAGATTTATTCCCTGAAGAATTTAATAGAATACTTCATGAAACTGCTGCAGAAACAGATATATTTGGTATAAAACCTTTCGAATCTCAAACCAAGGCTGGTCAAAGATTTCAACATATGTTTCATGAAAAGGTCATGGCGCCAGTAATTGGTTTTTTTGAAAAGAAAGCTGACGAAGTATTTGAAGAAACAAATGATCCCGAACTAGCTACCGCAGTAAGAACTTCAGGAGAACTTGTATCCCTTTTAATTCCTATATTGGGTATCAAAGGAGCGACTAGATTAACTAAATCTGTAGTCGATAGAATCCCTGAGAAACCAGTTATGGGAATGCCATTAGGAAGAGCACCCTATCAAGATAAATCTATAAATCCAATCAATTTTAAAGAGTTCAATGCTGAGTATGCAAGAACACTTCCAAAGGATGAAAAATATTCTTATCAAGGAGCAAGGGATGCATACAGAGAATTTGATAGAAAACTAAGAGAAGGAAAAGAGTTTCAGGATAAGGGAGTAGTAGAGGACACTACTGGATCTGCTGAAGTATCCCCAGCGCAAAGAACTATGGATGCTGGAGTATTTTTATCTTCCTTCGAAGGATTGATTAATCCTAAAACTAAAAAACCCTACAATGATTCTTTTATAGCAAGAAAATTTGCGCAGCATGTAGATGACTTTGAACGTCCCGCCCCACAAAAAATAGGAGACCCTTACCAAGTTCCAGTTAAGGGAAAACATAGATATTCTCTACGTTGGGGCAAGAAAAAGTTTGGTTATGCCGAGACCATGCAGCAAGCAAGGGATAAAGGGGCAGCTATACAACATATGGCTAGACTTATTGATTTAAGAAAAAGAACTGGTAAAACTTTAGATTCATCAATTACTCAGCAACAAGCTATTAAGATACTTGAAGAGGGTAAAAGTGCTGTATATTCACCTGAAAGTAAAAGGATATATTCAGAGACTAAGCCTGGGGCTGGAGATGCCAGAGCAAAAGCACACGCAAATAAAGAACTTGATCAATACTTATCATACGATGGAATTAGTAGTAAAGGAATTGTTAGTAAGGGAACAAGATTTTTCTCTGAGTACGAAGTGCTTCAATTAATGGAAAAAGCTCGAACAAATAGAATAGTTCCTGAATCAGAGTTTGCAAAAAAACTTAATCTTAAAGAAAGTATACTTAAAGATCCTGAACTTATGCCTGAATCTATTAAAGAAATGACCAGTGGTAGATTTGATAAAAGACAAGCTGAACAGGAAGCACAAAAAACTCTTGCTAAAGGAGCAAAGGAAGTAAAGGCATTAGGTCCAAAAGATATTAAAGAATCTCCTGGGGAACAACTCGTCCACGATTTAACACAGAGAATGTGGGAAAGAGAAGGGGGTTGGAGAGGAAAAGCAAAGGCATTTGGTGGAAGAATAGGTCCTGATAACTATGGAGAATTATTAACTGGTTTAACAAAGGACAGCGCTACCTTAACTTATGCACACGGAGAAAAGGCTTTACAGTATAAAGGAATGTCTACAAGACAGCAATCTTTATTCTCAGTAATTCTTGGTGGAACAATGTATAAATCAATATCTCTACTCAATGAGTGGAGAAATGTTTCCCCCACATTTGCTAAAGTATACGACAGTATTGTTGCTCCTGATTTACATCTTGCTATATATGATACAAGAGGTGCTGTTCGTCGTCCTAGAAGTGCTGATTCTTTTCATACTGAAAAAGCAAATATGATTGGAACATTCATGACAGCTGACATGAAGCACAATGGATTCAAAGGATTAAATGAAATATTTCATGATGTTAGACCTGGGTTTTTCCCTGGGGTACAACAAACAGTTAGATTCTTAGGTAAGAAAATATCTGCTGCAGATAATTTAAAAATTATTAGAGCTGTTAGAGGACAAGCTCCAATACCCAAAGGCAAACTTGGGCAAGTAGTTAGAGATTTACAAGAGCTATTTAGAAGGTCAGATGAATATATTAAAAAAGTGTTTCCTGATCATGAAACTATAGTAAACTATTTTCCACAAGCTTGGAATCAAAGATATATAAAAAAACATCAAGATCAATTTATAACTGACCTTACTAACTTCTTGGAAGATCCAAAAGTACGTAAGTATATGGAAGGCAAGCATGGTAAAATTCATGCGTCACAACTTGCTGAAGAAATTACTCTTAACATTATTGGTGAAGGAAGAACTTTAGCAAGTAATAACATTAATGCTGTAATGAGTGATATAAAAAGAATGACTGGTACCGAAAGTTTAGCAGAAATAAAAGCTATGGCTAAGAGAGCCAGTGGTGTTGACCATGTACGAATATTAAGGAATTTACCCTCAGAAGTATTTGAAAAATATATGAAGAATGATGCTTATGAGGGAGCACAATTTTATCTAGAAGAAATGGTTTCTCGAGTAGAGTGGGCTAGACGATTTGGTGAAAATAATGAGTTGCTATATAAAGGACTAATTGATGGTATAAAAGAAGCAAACGCTAAGGGAATTGATATAGAAGGATTTAGAGTAGAACGAGCTTTAAGAATAGCTGAAGCCATGCAGGGTGTATACAAAATGGGTGGACATCGAGGATGGGTAAAATTTCAAAGGGGATATACAGCTTTATTAAATGCTGCTTTATTACCTTTAGCTACTGTAGCTTCTCTTCCTGAAGCAGCGTTACCTATATATAATGGGGGAATTAAAGCTTATGCAAAAAATTTACCTTCAGCATTAGAGACAGCTGTATTATCTGTAGGTAAAGCTATACATAAAGACTTCAAGATAATAGGAAGACCAGATAAAACCAGAGCTATGATTATAGCTGAGCAAGTAAGAAAGTCTGGTGATGTTGCTGTAATGGAAAGAATGAATGCTCTATTTCAAGGAGACACCAGTGTCTTTGGTAATGCTGTATTTCGTTTGAATTTACTTCACTATTGGACGAAGTGGTTAAATCAGGTATCGGTTGGAGTTTACGACTCTATGGTTAAAGATTATTTTAAATCTAAAGCCGCTGGTAAAAGAACTGGTTTAACAAAAGGCGAAGAAGTTCGCATGGAACGATTGATGGAATACTATGGATTAGACATGGCTGAAGGTATAGCTTGGTCAAGAGGTGGAGCTAAATTAGAAGGACCATTTTTTGAGAAGATGAAACGTGGTGCTCACATGTTTGCTGAAGATTCAGTACTAACTCCTAATCCAGCTATATTACCATTGTGGCATTCTAATCCTAACTTAGGTTGGTTAAGACATCTTAAAACATTCCCAACTTTGATTGGTAATAAAGTTATGGCTAAGTGGGGAACAGAAATTATAAAGGGATACCGTGATCAAGGTATGCCAATATCAGGAGGAAGAGCTGGATTATATACAGTAGGTAGTGGAGCTGCGATACTTGCAACAGCTATGGCATCTAATGAAATAATAGATGTTATAAGGTATGGTGGTAGAGAAAACAATCCACTATATAAGAAAAAATATAAAGGATTTACGGATCTTGAAGTAATTGTTTTAAGAGCTGTAGAAAGAGCTGGTATTTTTGGTATGGGAAATTTTATATTTGATTCTATATTCCATTCATATACAGGTGCATTTGGAGTATTTATGGGTCCAGCATTTACAAAAAGTGAAGCTCTATATAAAGCCCTTGCACAAGGAATAATTAAAGGAAATCCAAAGTCATTAGCTAGAGAGCTTGTTAAAATGACCCCAGCATTAAATGTTAATAAGGAAGTAAGAGAAGAAGCTATTAAAGAATTAACAAAGTTTTTTGCAGAAAATACATTTATGGATAACGTTGGTGGTAGGAGAGACGTTAGATGATTTATAAAAATCCAGAAACTGTAGTTAAAGCTATAGATTTTATAACATATGGTTGTTCAGGGTGGGCTTGTGTTGCTGCTTATATAGATCACTATTCAACTTTATTTGCTTTAGGAATAGCCTTTTGTTCTTTGCTTGTTAGTACTTATTTTAAACATAAAACTTATAAATTAGAGAAAAAGAAATTAGAGGTTTCACGTGGAACTAAAACTGAAGAGAGTATCTGATAATGAAGATGCTACATTTGGTGTATTAATAAATGGTAATACACCCTTTGCTGTAACTCTTGAGCCGTCTTGGGAAGATAATAGGAAAGGTATAAGTTGTATTCCTTCGGGTCCATATAGTTGTAAGAGAGTTAAGTCTCCAAGATTTGGAGATACATTTGAAATATTAGATGTTGAAGGAAGAACACATATATTGTTTCACAAAGGGAATAGTGAACGTAACACACAGGGATGTGTACTTATTGCTGAAGAATTTGGTAGACTAAATGGTAAGGCTGCTGTACTTGCTAGTGGTAGAGGGTTTACGGAGTTCATGTCTATTTTACAAGGAATAGATGAGTTTGATTTAATTATAGAGGATTAGAAATGTTACAAGCACTTATAGGACCAGTAGCTTCACTACTGGATAAATTTATCCCTGATGCGGATACCAAAAATAAATTAGCACATGAGATAGCTACATTAGCTGAGAAGCAAGCTCATGAAATTGCATTAGCACAAATAGAAGTAAATAAAGAGGAAGCAAAAGGTAATTGGTTTCAAGCTGGTTGGCGACCAGCATGTGCTTGGGTATGTGTAGCTGGATTTACAGTAAATT